CATCAGTAGGAGAGAAAGAATGCCACACAGTTCCATCACGCCAACCCATCATGCTGTAGTCACCCTGGTTGCACTCATACTCCATGCAATACGCTTGGGCTCGGACTTCATTCTGTTGTAGCATTTGGACTAGTTGTGGGTTAGAGACAAGCTGTGCTGCTGCACGAGTAGCTGCTCTATAGATAACTAGACGTTTAAAAGGTTGGGGTAGATCAGTAAAATCTAGAAGGTAGACAAAATCAAGATCAAGAGTACCGTCATTGTTTAAGAGACCTTTGGCTCTAGTGAACTCATCAGTATGCTGGACTTTATCGTACAGCTTACCGTTTTTAATAATAACATTGACATTACGGTTAGCAAAGTCACCTGACATATCAACTTGTAAGACGTTATCAGCAATCACAAACTGATCGTTTACATCAGGTGTGGTGGTAACGTGGGTTTCAGTGTTGAATGAGTAACCCTCACTCTGTACATCTCGATTACATTCTTGCAACAGTTGGTAGATGTAGGAGATCTCAGGGTTAGCGTAATCAAGTTCAGTAATAGGTGCTTGACCGATCGCTCCCAGCACTTGATTGACTGCGGATAGTTCGGTATCGGTCTTAAATGTGGAAGCGGTCATAGTTATAAAAAGAAAAAGGGGAGCCATAAGACTCCCCAGTATAATCAGGCGGTGCGGTCGATAGCGGGAGTATCAGCCTCAACACCAGTGTAAGCGAAGCGGAGTCCCTGGGTCACAGAGAACACTTCAGAGCGGTTACCGTTAGAGTCGGTACCACCTTCAAAGGTACCACCTTGGGTACGGGCAACGGAGTGACGGATGGCTTCATCAAAGCCTTCGCACTCTTTGTTACCTGCAGCCAAGGTACCAGTGATAGCACCGTAGTCGTTACCCAGACCAGCGTCAAGGGTTCCGGCTACACCGTTATCACCAGCAGCAGTTGCAGCGTTTGCCATAGTATTAATTGATTAAGATCAGTTAGTTGCGCCGAGTTCATCACCGTTAGCAGCTTTGTCCTGCACACCACCAGACACTGTGCGCCCAATCTCTACAGGAGAGGGAGGGTTCAGAGTGAGGCTAGCGATGTGATCACCAGGGAGCATTGCATTGGTTTGAGTGACAATCCGGCTAGTTCCAGGAGTAATAGCCATGTTAGTCTCCTAAATCAGGTAGCTTGCAGTTCGATAGCAGCGGCAGGGTTCAGAGTGCCACAGCCCATAGCCATACGACCGACGACAAGATCGCCTTGGTACATGGTCTTGATGTCCGAACCAGAGGTTTGGATCGAAGGACCCATGGCTTCCACGCAAGCAGCAGCGTCACGGTAGTAGATCAGACCAGCGTGGCTAGAGAAGTCACCGCTGTAATCGTTGTTCTCACCTTCAACAGTGTTCACAGTACCAGCCAGGAAAGGCAGGTTGTTGGAACGCTTGATGTCAATACCAGCAATGCTGTACACACCGGAACCAGCCTGAAGGTTGGTGCCTTGGGTGTCGCGGTTCAAGATGTTGGTGTCTACTTGTGAGACCAACGCATAATACTGACGAGGGGAGAGGACAGCGGTACGCCCGTTCTTAGGCATATTCTTTTCGTCAAGAATAGAAGCGGCTTCAAAGAAGGCGTCAACCAGGGCTTGAGCGTTGTACTCGTTGTTGTCACCCAGACGGATCACAGAACCACCGGGCTCAGGACCAGGAGCGGCAGAGATAGGATGAGCTTCACGTGCTGCCAGAGCAATCGTACGGAAGATCTTCTTGTCATAAGCCTCAGCCAGAGCGTGACCGATCTTGGCAGAGATTTCACTCCTCAGGGAGTAATGAGCCAGAGTCTCATCGAGGTCATAGACAAATGCGCTGGAGATCAGCAGGTCATCCATGACGATGGTCTTCTCAGCGACGGGGAGACCACTGCCCAAACCAGCTGCATCATCAGCAGAGCCGAGGATAGGCAGACCAGGGGTGTGATACTCAGCCGACATGCGACCGGTGAAGATGAATTGAGCAGCCTTGCCGTTGCGGAGCTGACGGCTTTGAACGGTGCCCTTAGCGATCGTAGCGCTTTCATACGCCTTGATCATTTCGCCCGTAAAGAGCTTCAGGTAAGTTGCATACTTAGCGTCGTATGCACTGACGGTCTGACCATTAATGGTGACGGTATCACCGAAACCGGTGCGACCCAGACCAGGGTTACGGTTAACAGAACCGAAGGAAGTACCGCGAACTTCATTGTTCGCAAAAGTAGGTACGTTAAAAGTTGCCATTGTAATGTAGAGAATGTATGTTTGACAGTCTCTTAAAGCTTTAAGATATTTAGTTGAAAATTTTTTGTGGTAAAATTCAACGTCTTACCGAACGTTCGGCAATTGGTTATCCCGTAGGGCCAAGAGCCAAAAGAAGGGAGAGTCCGACTCTGAGGTGCTCTCCCAACGTATCACGCAACAGTGATAGTAAGGGTTTCAGTGTGAGGGGAGTTGTCAGCTTGTGCGTTAGTAGCAACAACCTGAAGGACACAGGAACCAGCAGTAGCGTTGGCTGCCAAGTTGCACACACGTGCAGTGTCATCAGTCAACGTGGTGGTGGTAGTCGTGTCAGTCTTAGTCCAAGCATAAGTGGTGGCGACGCCATTCACAGTAGCAGGGAAGTTGTTAGCAGTGTAATCACTGTTAGTGGAGACAGCCAGGGAGGTGTCACCTTCGACATAACCAACACCCAGGTCACGACCGTAGTCAGACACGGTTGAAATCGGTTGACCAGTGGGGTTTTCATCCGTGGGCTCACCACGGGAAGTTTCATAGATTGCAGGTACGCGCATAATTAATTACCAATCAGCAAGAGTATTAGCTTGAACAGCGACGCCGATGTTGTTATCACCAGTATCGTCGCCAACAAGGTTATGGCAGTCAGCCAGCCGTTGAGCCATGGAACCACTGTCAGGGTTATCCCCTTCAGCTTGGTTACCAGGAATGAACAGCTGATCCGTTGAGTTGTGGGTTGGATATAGGACACGGAAGGTAGTTGGCATTTCATTAACCGAACCATCAGTAGGGTCAATAGCGCCTCTTCCGAAACGTGATCTAGGCATGTTGTTAATAATAGATTTTAATGTGGTCTATTCCCACCGTCTAGACGGCGAAGGGTGTCCCGTAGGGCCAACGCCAATAGGCAGGGGAGGAATTGCACCTCCCCAAAAGTCTACTTGCCAGATTTAATGTAAGTAACGCCGCGATACTTCAGCTTGGCTTGCTTTTGTGCAGCCTTCTGCTCTTTAACGCGAGCTTGCAGTTCAACGGTAGGCATTGAATTTCTCCGAAGTACCACACCCCCGTTCCATGGTGTGGCGTCATGCGTCCAACATGAAAGTCTCTTCTAGGAGTACACGTTGCAGACTATCTTTCAGGTATTTATAATATTCTTGCTCCACAGGATCACCTCCTGCCCACTTGTCGTGAGCAAAGGTAACAGCCTTGTGCAGCATCCGTAAAGAGGTGACTGTAAATTGTAGCTCGTAGATGCTTTCTTCCATGTTAGATGAACGTACGTTACTTTAGAAAGAATACTTGACCCCGGCTTTGGTGCCATAGTCATTGGTGCCTTCATTCAAGCTGGCAGACATTTCGCCATACACTTTGAGGTGCTTGTTAGCCTTGACACTAAAACCAACTTTACCAGCAGGTACGGTTTCAGACACACCGTTATCAGGAGTGGTCATGCTAGGACCACCTTCGATGAAGTAATCAAGAGTACCGACTTCACCTTCATAACCGACAAAGAAGTCAGTAGCAGTTTTAGAATAGTCAGTACCAGCGAACTTAGAGGAAGTCTCAACGTTCAGATAGGGACCAGCAACTGCAGGAGCAGCGAAGGCGAGAGTAGAGATAAAGAGTAGGGTGTTTTTCATGATAATTAGTTTAAGCTTTCTTAGGTTTCTTTGCAGTTTTTGCGGAGCGTTTAAAGTTAGCAGCCGTAGGTGCTCCAGGGTCCTTTGGGCTTCTCATTGTTTCACCACTGCCAGCAGCAATACGACGCCGCTTAGCGTGGATGTTGGCATACAATCCTTGTTTAGCCATTTAACATTTCCATTTACGTAGGGCTAGAGCCTTCCGGGTGGGCTTACCGTTCTTCTTCATCGGTCCTTTGTTACCTTTCATTCGGGCACAGAAGGACCGCTTGCGAGGACCGCCACCAGGTTGGGGAGCTTTCAGGTTTGAATTGGTTTCAGCATTATACTTCTCCCGACCTTTCTTTGTCAAGCCACCAGTCCGTGACTTGTGGACTCCCATCCGTAGACTAACAGACTTTCTTTTTTTTGATTTGCTTGCCACTTGGTTTACCTTTAGTAGTGGGCTTCATTGGTTTTTTCTTGTCGCCGTAGTGTCCAGGCATTACCATACTCCAGGAATGATTTGACCAGTTACGGCATACGCTCCAAGCGCTGCCATCACGCCGAGCATGGCAAGCCTGCCATTGAGACGCTCGGCGCGTTCGTTATGGGGGATAGAGTTTTCGTCGATGTACATACGTGGTTCAGTGGGCCAGATTTGGGTGTCGTTCATTAACCGATAGCGGGTGAAGTAAGTGCAATAGGTGCAGACTCAGCGGTTGCCAAGTCAAGTGGGAAGTTGTGAGCATTACGTTCGTGCATGACTTCCATACCGAGACCAGCTCGATTGAGGATGTCAGCCCAGGTGTTGATCACACGACCCTGCGAATCGATAATACTTTGGTTAAAGTTGAAGCCATTAAGATTGAAAGCCATGGTCGAAACGCCAAGAGCAGTGAACCAAATACCAACAACAGGCCAAGCAGCAAGGAAGAAATGAAGGCTACGTGAATTATTGAAAGATGCATACTGGAAGATCAAACGACCAAAGTAACCATGAGCAGCTACAATATTGTACGTCTCTTCTTCTTGACCAAACTTGTAACCATAGTTTTGTGAAACATTTTCAGTAGTCTCACGAACCAGAGAAGAAGTAACAAGGCTACCGTGCATGGCGCTAAACAAACTGCCACCAAAAACCCCAGCGACCCCAAGCATATGGAAGGGATGCATAAGAATATTGTGCTCAGCTTGGAAAACAAACATGTAGTTGAAGGTACCCGAGATTCCCAACGGCATTCCATCAGAGAAACTGCCTTGTCCAAAAGGATAGACAAGGAATACAGCTGTTGCAGCAGCAACTGGTGCGGAGTATGCGACAAAGATCCAGGGCCTCATTCCGAGTCGATAACTAAGTTCCCATTCGCGTCCCATGTAAGAGAAGACACCGATGAGAAAGTGGAAGACCACAAGTTGGTAAGGTCCTCCGTTGTAGAGCCATTCGTCGAGAGAGGCTGCTTCCCAGATTGGGTAAAGATGTAGTCCGATTGCGTTGCTGGAGGGGACGACCGCTCCAGAGATAATGTTGTTTCCGTACAGGAGGGATCCTGCGACTGGTTCTCTGATTCCATCGATGTCAACAGGTGGTGCTGCAATGAATGCAATAATAAAACAAGTGGTTGCTGCCAGTAGACAAGGCACCATGAGGACACCGAAGTGTCCCACATAGAGCCGGTTCTCAGTGCTGCTAACCCACTCAACATAACTATCCCAAATAGACTTGGGACGTTGTAGTGCGATAGTAGCTGCCATTTAAATAAAATTAATAAGTGTTGAGGTCAGAACGATCTAGTTTATTGAAGATGTCCTGACGATAAGCTGGATCACTGTCGTAGCGTGGGTCATTCATAGCTTGAATAACCTCTGCCTGGGACCGGAACACATCAGCTTGTTGTGCAGTGCCTTTGCCTGTGAGCATCTCTCCTTCCATACCATTCTGGTTTTGATAGGCGGCTACAAGCCCGTTAACTGCAAGCTGAATAGCGTAGCGATTACCAGTTGCTACTAGTTGATCGAATCCCTCCACAAGTTCGGGAGGGAAGTTTTCGTTAGACCACTGCATGAGTTCTGCGTAGCCTTCTTCTCCACCAACTGTGTTCTGGATGGTAGCAATGTCAGCATCGGACATTTCCACCCCAGCTGGTGCGTAGTCTGCATTCAGAAATGCTTTAGCAACCTCTTGTGAGTCCATCTCTGAGAACTGAGCCAGCAGCTCTTCAGGGTTCTCAGCATTCAAGACGTCGTTAACCAGGCTAGACACAGGATCCAGCTCAGCTTCAGGCTCACCCTCTGGTGCCTCTTGCTCAGTACGAGCTTCGGGGTCACCGAGTTTCTTTTGCAGCTCAATGTAGGCTTGCTCTAGGTCTTCAGCAGACTTAAACTTACCTGCAAAGGTTTGCTGTTCCTCTTGGAACGCCTGTTCTCCAACCTGAATAGAGTCTTGTTCTTCTGCTGTGAACTCAGGTGCATTCACATCTGTAGGATCATAATTAAGAGTTGCCATTATCTTTCACTCCTTTGGCGTGGACTACGTTTAGTTTACCCAGTCCTACGCTAGTAACATAGTTAGGACTGCGACCCAACAACGGCTTACCCAGTTTATCTTTGGGAGCATACTTGTTGATTGGGATTTCTTCTTCAGTTTTTTCGACCTGTGTTTCTACAGGTTCAACTGGTTTAGCCTGCGCCTTGCGGCGGCTGGGCTTCTTCGGTTCCGTCATTTGATTCAGGGTTTAGGGCGGGATTTTTACTGGGATCATTTGCAGGAGCATTTGCCAGTTGACCAGTCTGCTTAACAAGTTCCATCTCTTTCTGCTGATCCATAGCCTGTTGATTCTCAGCTTGTAGCTGCTCTTGAGACTTGATGAGGTTCAGAGTGTCAATACCTTGTGACGCAGCAAGTCGTTTGATGTACTCACTAGGGTCAATGTACTGCATGATAGCCTGTGGTCCCATTGTCTGTGCAATGGTCATTAGGAATTGTGTAAGAGACTCTCGATCTTGTCCACGTCCTAGTGCATTCACACCAGCAACGATGGACGGTCGGACCAGATCACGAGGTATCTTGGGGATCTGACCCGAACGCTGAAGAACTAACAGTGTCCTGTTTAGATACGGCACAAGGAACTCAATGGTCAGCAGCGAGAAGATCCCGCCTAACTGCTGTTCAAGCTCAAGCTGGGTAAGCCTAACTTCTTCAGCTGTTGTCCGTTCTGACTGTCGGATGTTAAGCACCAGGAATGCATCACTGATTCGTTGTGCCATTGTCTGTGCCATCTGTGCAGCAGTAGCGAAGTCCGCTTGCTTACCCACAGTGACAGCTTGCACGTCCTCTGGACGTCCTTGTACAATAGCACCGTTCCCCGCCTTGGCTAGAGTCTGAGGCTTGGTTGTCGATGATGGTGACACCAAGAACACTACCTTAGCAGCAACTGCTGACCCTTCAACCAGGGCTTGTGACAGTGCTTCAAGTGATTTGAGATCACCGAGGTACTCCTCTACTCTGCCACGACCATAGTCTTCGCCGTCAACAGTGTTGAATCTGAGGACCAAAAATGGGCTAGCATTCTTAGGTGCTGTGCTCTTGGTACCAGGGATCACCTTATCAAAGGCTTCCTGATGCCAGTTCCAGCGACCACTTTTGCTGTCCAATTGGACATAGGTGTACACCTCAACGTCCTGGTCCGATGCGCCTTCGCGTCCTACGTGATTAGGTAGAGGTTCTCGGAGCACATCACCAAGCACCTTGCGGCTGATTTTTTCTTTAGTTACAATCTCGATTACGTTACCATTACCATCACGGTTAACAACGTATCGATTTAGTGGGTAATGTTTCAACCCTTCTTTACCCATGTAGATCAGTGCATTACCACCGACGATGAGATGTCGTACAGCTTCGTGTACAACCACACGATCACTTGACGCATTGATGAAGTCCATGATCATCCTCTCTACTTTAGAGAAAGAAAGATCAAGTTCACTTCTAATCTGTGGGTCAAGCTCTTCACCTAGCTTGTCATCCCTAACCTGTAGTTTAAAGAACGTGGTTTGGGGAGGGAGCAAGGCAAGCATCAGCTTAGCTGCCAGAGTTGTGACAGCTTTGGAGCCGACTGCTTGCCATGGTGTAGGCAGAGCCTTGCGATCTTGTGATTCGTCTTGTCGGATAAGGTAAGGCAGAGTCAAACGTGAGCATTCAACTGCGACATCGAGATACTGATCCCGACGTGCACGCAGTTCATCATAGCGTGACTTTGCGTTCATTATGCTAGACCACCCATACCACCTGTACGGCTTCCAGCTGCTCCACCCATACCAAGTGGGTTAGAGAACTGATAGGTGCCTTTGGATACAGCACGCTTAGCTTCAGTCTTGGAAACTGAAGACCTAAACTTAGGTTTGTAGTCAGCACCACGCAGAGCACGGTTTGCTTTCGGTGGTCCCTTTGCAATCTCTGCCATCAACTGTTGTTGACGTTCAGCCATGCGTTGCTGTGTCAGGTTAGCCTGGTATGTAGCATCAGCTTGTGCTTTCTGTGCACTAAAGGCTTGAACAAAGTTTTGGAATGCACGACCAGGGCGAGAAGCACGGGCTACGTTACGTGCCGATGCGTCAGAGCCACCCATGGCAATGACTTGGTTATAAAAGTTTTGATTAAATGCCATCTTGTTCTAATCGATTGAGTAGCCATTCGACTACAGAACGTTGTCCAGATCGATACATGATAGTTGAGATACTATCACTTGGACCTGGGTTTGTGGGTGGAAAGTTTTCTTCCATCTCTGCAAGGATAGACTTGACGGACATGCCGTAAGTCTCAAGCGTATTGAGGGAGATTGACATTGGAATGTTCAAAGAATGCCGGCATACGTGCCGACCTGGTGTTAGAAAAGCCCTCTGCGATACCCTTTTCAAAAAGTGAATCGCTCTGCGAGTGCCAAAAATTTTTCGCTAAAAACTTATCGGTGTTTTCAGCTTGTAGGGGCTGGAAAACCCAGTCTACAGTTGCTTTCCTCAGTTTGTTGAGAGACTTAGAAGGATTAAGGCCCAGCTCACGGCATACAAGACTATTCGTAGCAACATGAATCTGTTCATCGCGGCTAATATCAGCAGAAATTGTTCTGAGACCTGCATCTCCGGCATAGCGGAAGAAAGGAAGCAGACAGAAGAAAACACTACGTTCGGCTACCATAGCCTTAACAATTGTGTGATCTTCATGCTCTTCCCATGCTTTTCTCAGGATCTGTGCTTCTCGTTCTGCTTTTTCATCGGTACCGAGTGCATTTACAGCGTAGTTCAGAGCCAAATCATGGTTTTCTTCATCCTTGATGTTCATTTCAAGGATCTGACGTGCTGCATCAGGGATCTCACCTTTTAATGAGTGTGATATAAAGTCACCCACCGGCAGTTCGAGACAGCGGAGAGCCAAGGCGCGGTAAACAGCTTCTTCCGCGCCAGATTTAAGTTTACCTGCTTCAGTCTGTACAGGAGTCCAGGTGCGTTTCCTGGCAATTAGTTTATCATACGGGGTCATTCTGCACAATCACATTGAGGTTCAGGAGTTAACAAGTCCGCAAGGTAATCATCAACATCCGACTCATCGAGTGCAGCATATGCACTGGTCTTGTCCTGGACGTCTCCCATCACTTGCAAACTGTAATAGAGGCTTGTTTGAGGAGACGATAGCCACTCTTCAATGAACGCATTGTCATAGGTTACCTGAT